TTTGACTAAAAACCTCCGTGAGCCAGGTTGTTCAACGATGTAACGCTCATAGACTTCAGGCATCTCTGCTTGCAGTAGCTTGGGATCAAAACGCTTGGAACCCTTGGCACTGTTCCAGGTTGCAAGTACTTTGCCATCAAAGGTCACAAGCGAACCTGCTTCTTTCATCTGCCCTTGAATGAAACCTTGTAGCTTCTCTTCTGCCTCTTCAAACTGTTTGATCTGCGTCTTGATGGCTTTCAGTTGCTGGCAAGCCTGCTCTAACTGAGCATTGGCTAGAACCCCATCCGACGTGGATACTGGGAAGAGTTTCCTTGCCGCATCCACCGTAGTCGCACTTGGAGGCTGCTTGGCCTGTATTGCGCCCCATAGTTCAGCTTCTGTGCGAATAAGCGAGTCTTTCTCATCGTCCGATACTTCTTTGTCAATAAGTACCAGTTCTTGTCCTCCAAAGAGGACCGCAAGTACAACACGCTGTACCCGATGTACCGTAGCTTCATGAACAACTTGCGCTCTGTCAGCGGCCGGCATAAGTCCAGTCTCTGCATCGAATTGGTTCCTTTTGCTTTGGTTGTAGTTCTTCACTTCAACTAAGGTTGTGCCATCAGCACTAATGAAATCAAAGTGAGATGCCATCCAACTGTGCTCAGGGTGATATAGCTCGTAATCTGCTTCCTTGAGTGACATCCTAAGCCTGTTGCTAGCTTCTCTTCCAATGATGTCTTGCAGCTTCAGACCCCATTGCACAGCCTCGATGTGTGAAATGTCCTCACGCTCTGTCTGGCCGATCTTCTCCAGGTAAACATCAGCAGCACGGCCATCAACGATCTTGCGAGCATCAGTAGCCCAGATTGCTTTACGTCTTGATTCAGTGTCAAAGCTAGTCATGCTGCCTCCTAATAGCAACGTAAGATTTCAACGTCAGGGCCAACCACACAGGTTTTATAAGAACCTTTCCCCCAATGTTCCGTAGCCCATCCAGTGATTGCGCCTTGCAATGCTCTTGGCTCGAAGTCAAAGTTTTTGATAACAACAACATCGCCAACTTTCATGTCTTTGATGAGCGGATAGAAAAACCTGTGCATCGTTCCTGGAGGGTATTTGTAATTCTTGCTAGTCTTTTTAGGTTCAGCTACAACAAGCGACCCGTACTCATTGCCTTCTTGGTCAATGATCTTGTACTTGCAACCTGATGCGTCAAGCAACTTGATTGCTTGCGAGATGGTGCGTTTAACAATCTCTGGAATCATATGCCCACCTCATCGAAACAAGTTGAGATGTCTCTACGAACTTCTCGGTTCTTGATGACGTTGAGCATGTGCTTGAGCTCTTCTGCCTCTTTGAACAATCGTTCAATGACATTGACCTGGTACTCAGACAAATAGCCCCAATCACCTGCGAGCACTCGCTGGAGATTTGCTGCTGACTCAATCACATGGACTGCTTTTAGGCGAATATCAAACAGATCGCCTTCAATCAACTTCAAGTTTTTCATGATTTACCCCTTTGGTTGTGGACTGCAAGATGAATATAACACACTAGGAATGTATGTATATACCTAGTAATCTACCGTTCGTCGGATGGCAAATGGTTTGCCAGATTTGCCAGACTGTTTGCTATTAAGATTCAACTGTTGTCGTCGTTGTCAACAATCGTAAGGCCACTTACTCATGCTTCTGCCCTCTTACCCCGGAGGGACAACGACCAGGAGCAGCAGTAAGTGGCTTTTTTGTTTTCAGCGGCGATGGCATACGGGGCCATAACCCAGCCCTCCCTCGGTGCCGCGACCAAAGGAATAAACGTGGCTAATCTTGGGGTTCTCCTTGCAAGCCAGCCTGGATAGGAACAACTGGCAAGCATCGGGGACCAGACCCGAGAGCAGATGAGAGTCTGTAGCCTAGATAAACGAGAGCGAGCGCATTACCTGTTTTTTTACGGGTGAGGTTGTATTCCAGTCAGCTTTCAGAGGTTTGTATGCAGTATTACTTCTGGTAGTAAAAGCCCCCTGCGCTGCGCTTTGTGGCTACGCTAGGGGGCATACTTCATTCTTTACAAGGTTCTACAGATTCTGCAACCAGATACTGCAACTGTTCACGAACGATACTTATCCTCTGTTCCATGTCTTCGACATAGTCCAGGATTGCTTGCAGTTCATTAGCATGGATCATTACAAAGTCATTGACCTGTGCCAGGCTAGCTATCAGTTTCATGTTGTGATCGCCACTCATTGATTCTTCTCCTTCAAGGCTTGTTCAATGGCTCTAGCAAACATTTCAAGTGTCCACGTCATGTTGTGATAATTGTGTTTTATGCTGTCGTGTTCCTCATCCGTCAGCCCAACCCATTGCTTTGGTGGTGCGGTGTAGAGGGGTTCAACCCAATTACCTTCCGTTGGTTTACAAGCAAATGTGTTTGATAATTTTCCGTCAGGTGATGTAGATCGCCACGCCACTGGATCTTCCTTGTTCATTGCTCCCTCGCTTTCAACATAGCATCTGCAATTTTGTATGCGTTGCGTGAAACATCCCCTTCATGGCTGTATTTCTGCGCTATTGCTTGCATAGCCTTGGCTGCAAAGTAGTCACGCAGGGTCATGCCTTGCTCATCACTAGTCATTATTGGGCCTTTGATTGGGAAGGCTGGCCCGCCTGTTTCTTTGTTCATGTGTTCTTCTCCTTTAGCTTACGCTTTGGTGACAGGTCATCTCGCCGCCGGAGTCGCATCTGTGCTTGCAGGTTAGGGTCGTCAACCACTGCATAGACTTCTGAATCTTCAGATTCATATCTCACTACACGGAAATCCACTTCGTGTATCAGTTCACAATCACAGCACTGCATGAGATAACCCCTTGGCTTAGGGCATACCCAATCACACCAACCATCTTCAACTTCTTCCTGCGGTTCGCACTCACCCCATACCCCAACTTCTCCGACTCTTGCTAAATCTGATTTACAACAATGCCCACAACGTGGACACTCAAAGTCTTGATTCATTGCATCGCTCCCTTGCTCATGCTGCGAACGTAAAAATGTATCTCAATAGCTCGATGTAGCTCACCTTCATCCACGTTTGCTAGCTCACATAAGATAGGCAGGTAAGCAACATGTCTTGCTAGCTCTTCCTGCCATCGTTCCAGGCTAGCTTGTGCTTCGATATCCTTTAATTGCTTCTTAGTCACGATTGGGACTCCCGAGCGGGTATGTGATGCGACCATGTCCTGAATGCCTTGTGCTTTGCCATTGTTTCAGGACACTCAGTCGATGGTGGCTTCCAACCATGTTCACGCCAGACCTGATCAACAGGTCGGAACCATTTATCAGGCTGTATTTGATGGTCGATCAAATCGATCCATGAAGGGATTTGTCGTTCTTCCATAGTTGTGACTCCAGTTAGGTAGAGAAAAGCCCGTAAAAGCCCGTTTAAGGGCTTCTATGGGCATGTTAGAGGTTGAAGAAGATCGCGCAGGCTAAAGCAATCCCGAACAGTGCTGCAATAGTCCAATCGATTAGTGCTTTCATGCTGCCACCTTAAGCTTGATTACTTTGGCCATGCTTTTGCCATGTGCTACATAGCCAATAACTGGCACGGATTGATCCCAGCAAGCTCTGCAGCCTGAGCATTTGCCGCCGTGCTCATAAGCTTTACAGACGGTAATTGATGGATCATCGAATGAGCTTGCAATCGTGCTGGAATGAGATTGATCGTCTAAAACGTCACCGGTGACGCTATCTGAGCTTGCACGGACTACGACATTCGGAAGCTCTCGCATCAGCTCGATAATTGGCTGAAACTTTGCGAATTTATGCATCCTAGTTGGTAACCAATGCTTAACATGGGGAGTCGCTTGCATGACCATGTAGATCTTGCGAGCAAGCTCCAATGCGTACATGTCACCGCTATCAAACCAACGGAAATAACGATCGTTGTCTAGTGATTGCACCATTTCAAACACCCAGTCATCACGCTGCCAATCATCGCGATTGAATTGTCGTGGAGCTTTCACATTCGGATAGCGATAATTGCCTTGCGTCGCATAGCATCCACGACAAGCATCAACAAGCTCGCCATTCGATGCTATAGAACCCGGGCAAGTTTCAAGGGCTTGCAAGCTCCAAGATCTAATCCCATCGAGCTTACTGGTAACACTGAGTTTTACTTGTGGCTTGTTGTATTCAGCTGATTGCATTGCCATGATGTTTCTCCAAAGGTTAAGAGGGGCTGTTAGCCCCTTTGTGGTTAGTTAGGCGATCAATCCGGTTAGCTTTCCACCGGCACATAGCACTACCAGTGCTATGAAAGTAAGCCCGCACCCTGCCAATAGCGTTACAGCTAAGACATTGCCAATTACGTTTAGCGCTTTCATGTGTTATCTCCAAGTAAGGTTAGTAAGAGAATAATCACATGCTTTGCTTATATGCTATATATACTTTGGTATTAGATTCACACAAATACACACCGAGACCTTATCTATGCTCGATAAGTACTCTTAAATCTTAAAAGGTATATAGGGATATAGGGTTCTGTATAGATATATATATGGGGATATCACTTCTATTCGGACTATGGGGTTATCGAGAGATTTATATCTATTACCGCCCCTGATCGATTTTTCCGATCACGACCTGGGGTACAAGGGTCGGGAACCGTCTACCTTTCCCACTGCGCAGTGCATGAGTAGGCACGTGCTCGAGGTTGATCTGGGCACGATCTGGCCACAACCAGACGCGCAGATCGTTCGTTGAATGGCAAAGTGAATGGGACGGGGGGTCTGGATTTGGGTGCACCACTACCGTCCCCGCCCCAAGGAAAATTCACTATTCCTACCTACCTTAAATATCTATTTGTGTATGATGAGTACATCGACAACATGGAGATGTACGAGATGTTTACGTTAGAGAGAGGGTTAGCGATACCGGAGAGGAAGACTAGTCCTAAATACCCTTACGAACAGTTAGAACTAGGAGATAGTTTCTACATACAAGATGGTGACTTAGCTAAGTTATGTAATGCTAACTATAGAGAGTGGAGAAGGACTGGGAAGAAGTACACGGCAAGGAAGGTGGATAAGGGTGTTAGGGTGTGGAGGATTGAGTGAAGCATGATGATGCGGTGAGATGGATTACGAAGTATGCAGAGGGTGATCCAAGTTATCCGTATCTGGCGATGAAGTGGTATGAGGATGAGAGGAAGAAACGTCCTTTGAGTGCTGATGAGCAAAAGACGGTGTTGTGGTTAAAGGAGACTTATGGAATTGAAGCAAGATTGCAGAAACTGCCATTACAGCCAAGGAATTGGGTTAAAAGAAAGCCATGAGGGTAAGGAAGTGGTATTGATTTGCACAAGGGATGGTTTGCTCGCAGAGAAGGTGTGCATGTATTACCAATATGAACCAGGTACTGAATGAAGTTTGATCTCAATCACTTCTATAAGTTCTGCAAGGAACTGAAGGTTGAAACCAAAGAGTTAGGGATACAACGGTTAGGGAATCGTTTGCTTGGTAGCCAGACTTATGTGATGGAGGAGATTGCCAAGGGGTTGAACAACAACATTCACTTCTTTGTGATTCTTAAGGGTAGGCAGTTAGGCATAACGACCATATCGCTTGCCTTAGACCTTTACTGGCATTTTAAGAACCCTGGGTTTCAGGGGACGTTAACAACGGATACGGAAGAGAATAGAGATCAGTTCAGAACCACGCTTGCCATGTACATGGATGGATTGCCACCAGAGTTCAAGATTCCTTTGATGACGCATAACAGGAATCAGATGGTGTTAAAGAACCGGTCAAGGCTTTTTTACCAGGTGGCAGGCTTGCGAGCCAAGGGGTCGTTAGGTCGTGGTAAGGGGATTACTTACCTGCATGGCACTGAGACCTCTTCTTGGGGCGATGAAGAAGGATTAGCCTCACTGCTAGCGTCGTTGGCAGAAAAGAATCCTAATAGGCTCTACCTCTTTGAAAGCACTGCC